TTTGTATCACTTGACGATTGTTGGGGTTTATGCCTTGATCTTTCTGAACAGTATGGTTACGCTGAAGTACGCTACGGTAATTGCCTAATGGGTTCCTACACTAATGGACAGTGACACTTAGATAAGTGGCACAATGGGGATAGGCAACTATCCCTTCAACCCTTATAATAGGTACATCACCAACGGAGTTCCCCAATGCACAGTTCAATCGAAGATTTCATTGATTACATCTACTCATTCTACAATGTAGTTGATGGTCTTTATCCTGTATATGGATGCACTAAGAGTAAAATCAAGGATGCAATTCACGAATACTGGAAACAGATAGAAAAGTATCCAACTGTGTTAACTTGGGGTTATGGTGACAGTTTAGATCGTGAGAGAGTAAGGGACATTATGTTTGATATGAACCCTACAATCTCTTATGCCAAAACAAATAGTTGATGTGCCAGTTCAATAGCTGTCACATAGGGGGTGGCAACACCCCTTACTTCCATTATAATAGGTACATCACCCAAAAGGTTCCCAATGTCTAACCCTTCACTAAAGTATTCAAAAGAATCAAAAGAAGTAATGTACTTGGTTACAGACATTTTCTTTGATACCACTATGGGTGGTGAGAGAGAGACTGATGCTGAAGAAGAACGTGACGTAACACAAGATGCCATTGGACTATGGTATGCTACGGATGAAAATCACTTATGTGATAAGATCTCACAAGCATTTGGTTTCCCTATCATTAACATAGACGCTACCACTAACACTTTACATCCTCTTACTTCTTATCTGTAATGACTAAAGAAACAAGACTAATCTGTGCATTAACTGAAGGTGAGATTAGCACAATACTACATCACCTTCAGATAGTAGCACATAGACAAGGCACTACTGATGAAATTGAACGCATTTTTGAAGAACTTGAAGGTGCAGTTGATGGTCATTATGAAGTGCTTGAAACCTTTATCCCCAATTTCCACGATTAATTATGATCACATTAAATGAAGGTACAAAAACTAACATTACCAGAAGATCACGTCAGGTTGTCTCTCTGAGAGTTATTCAAACAACAGAACTTGAAGGATATGTTAATCAATTAGCAGATAGATTAGAGGAAGATTATAAAGAATATAGTATGAAAGGTTATACTAAAAATTTATCAATCTATGGTTCGACAAGATTTCTTGGTATAGGTGCAAAGAAGCACTTAGATGAGATAGAGAATGGTACTTGGGAACCTCACGCAAAGTTTGTTGTTACTAAAGGTAGAAAGTATTTCAAGATAACTGAATATAGGAAAGGTTCTTGTTATAGTAAAAATGAGAATGAATATAGGTTAGGTAAGGTGAACTGCTTTGTCGATATTAAAACTGGAGATATTTACAAACCAATATCATATCATTCTAAAGCACCATATACTAAGTATGCAAAATATAACTTATTAGATGCAGATAGTAGAGAAGAATGTTTATCAAAAGCAGATTGGATGGGAGGTCACTTATATTTGGAAGAGAATAGTGATTACGAAAAGTATTGGTTAACTGAAGAGTTAACTAAGAAGTATATTGGTTAATGGAGGAAGTTTAATGAAAGTATCAAAACTAATCGAAGAACTATCACACTATGATAGTGATGCTGATGTAACATTCTACTTCTTAAAGGATGATACACTAACCAACTGTCAACTTGAAGACATAGGACATTATTCTGATATGGGAATTGAGTTTACTATTCAAGATACAAGTGAAGTAATGGAGGAGGTAGTTTAATGTCACACCCTTGTAATGATGCTCTTAAAGAACAAATCTTTGAAGAAGTATTGGATCAGTATCCCTATCTTGGGGAATATGAATGTGAACTTATAGCAAAATATCGTTATGAAGAATCACTTGAAACTTGACTCATTAAGTAGGGTAATCGGATCATTTTTGATCGTTATATCCTACTTCATTGTATTGCACGTTAGCACTACAATCGGTGCAGCGATGTATTTGGTAAGTAACTTCTTAAGTATTCCATACTTTATCAGGACTAAGGGGTGGGATGTAGTGGTTATGTTATCATTCTTAATCATAATTGGTATTGCAAAGTTAACATAATTTGTTATGATAGTGACATATTAGAATAAAAGTGTTATAATTAGTAACAACCACCAGCACCCTAAGTCCAATGAAAGAAGTAACATTTACTCCAGAAGAGTTTGATTTAGTTTTTAATTTATTGCAAGATCATTTGGAAGACATAATGCAAGATGAGTTTTTCCACGTTGAGAATCACGAAGCAGCAGAGAAAGCAACACAAACAACTGTGGATGCCTTGCGAAGTATGAAAGGTTTTATGAATGATGATCTTGAATCAGAATGTTTTGAGGGTGCGGCAGGGTTAACAGCGTGACAGATGAAGAAATAGAAGATTTTATTAAGACCTTCAAATCCTTTATGGAACACGCATCCGTAGAGGAATTGGCATATATTAAAAGAGAGACAACTCGCAAATGCAATGAAACCTATTATAAACGTAGGGCAAAAGAAATGCAAGTTGAATATGATTATTATATGAAGGAGTTTGTAATATGAGAATGAATGATGCCACTAAGTTAAACTTTGCATTAGAACATATTGCACACTTAGAAGATTATATTAATGATGAGTGGCATCCTGAACTTATGCACAAGTTAAAGATGATTAAATTGAAGTTACAAGAACACCATAATACTTTACAAGTTAAAGGAAGAGTGGTATTATAGATAATGAAATATTTGTATATTGTTGAATATTGGGTTCCATTTCCACAGTCAGAGTACGGTGGAGTTATCAATGTAATCGCAGAAAATGATTCTGAAGCATTTGAGTTATTAGATGCTGAAGAAGGGTTTCACTCAGGATATACTGATATGATTATGCCTAACGTAATGAAGGCACAAAAACTACCATTAGCAGAAGATTACGACTCTGCTATTATAGACGCATTTACGACTTAAGACTATGGGAAAAAATGAAAATCCAACTGAGGGAACTTATAGACCTTGGGATGATCGTCCTCGCAATATGGAGGAGATTAATCCTAATAATCAAGAGAGAATGAATGAATTGACTGACCCAACCGATTATGGTGATGTGCAAAAAGCATACAGAGTTGAAGAATTGACTACTGAAGGGTGGTCGTTAGTTGATTCTAAAGCACAACAACTAAACAGAGGTAAAGCTAAAGAGTGGTTAGATTATATGATGAATCAAGGTGTAGCACCAACTTCATTAAGAGCAATACCTGAAAGACCAGTAAGAGAGAATATTAGAGTTGTGGATTATGAAGATAAACTCAAGAAACCAAATGCACCTGAAGGTAGTGGTAAGAACGTCACCATTAATGTAGACAAGGATGTAAACGTCACAATTAATGAGACATAATGTATGAACCACAAGTTGATGATTACATCATTTGGAATCGACCAAGTGGAGATATAGAAGAAGGGTGGATTTACTTTAAGGGTGATCCAGTAGACAATAAGAAAAGATTAAAGGATGGATGGAAGTCTATCAGTAGGTATATTACTATTGAAACTTCCATTAGACCTAAACCTGATACCTATTATTCTAGTGGTAAACCAATGAGGCACAAGTATATTCATACTTTGTTGTTATGCAATGAGGATTGTTGGGGTGAACTGCAATACGTCAAGAATCGTAGGACAAGAGAGATACAACACTACTCACAGTATGACGACATTAGTGGTAATGAAGATAGTGTAGGAATGTATAAGTCACAAGAAAATCGTTATTCTGATATTCAATGAAGAAGTTTGTGATTAACCTAATTGAGAGATCAGATAGGTTACAATTATTTAATGAGACTAATCCTAACATAGACTATGAACTGTATCAAGCAGTGAATGGTAAGAATGTAGACTATGATGAATTAAAGAGTAGGGGATTTGATACTGATAAGAATTGGATTGACCCAATACTTAAAACACATCTCACTAAGGGTGAAGTAGGGTGTTTTTTGTCGCATTATAATTTGTGGTTGAAGTGTATTGCATTGGATGAACCAATTATAATATACGAAGATGATGCAATAATAGGGGATAGTTATGATGAAGATCACATCACTACTCTATTGGAGTCGTATAATTTCATATACCTAGCATATCGTGAGATGGGTGAAGGTAAGTCGATTGATGATACTCTTATTGTACCTGACTATCCCTATTGGACGTTGGCGTATGTGATTACACCTGAAGCAGCGAAGAAGTTGTGTGTAAGAGAGACAAGGAAGAATGTTATACCAGTTGATGAACTCTTGCCCCTTAAGTTAAAAGAATTAAACGCAGTAGGATATAAGAATCAACCAGTTACAGCACAAGGTAGGGGAACAGTAGGAACTGATGTGACTACAAATAATCGCTATGATTATTTCATTGACTTCAATACACATCATATCACAGTAGGTACGGATGAGAATAAGTGTGTTAAGTTAAATCTATCAGTAGCATATAACAATCATAAGGTAGTCAACTTAGGAAAGAATCGCCAATGGCAAGGCGGCACTATGGAGTCTACTGGAGGAGGGCAGAAGATTAATATGTTAAGAGAGTATATCAGTATGCTCCCAGATCACGATGTTTTATTTTTCTCAGATGCTTATGATGTATTTCTACCAT